CTAAAATCTGCTTCCGCCGTCGTTTCCGGGATCACCCGGCTCCGGCGTTCTCACCATGAAGTCATTGCCGGGAATGTGCGGGAACCCCCGGAAGAACGCCACGTTGTTGAACTTGTCCCGGCACGTCGAGAACTGTTTATCGCAGCCCGCGCGGATCGTGAAGGTATCAGAGGCGGCAATCCCCACCGCCGGCGTCTGCCACACCCCGATGGTGACGGCCCCGCCGGTATTGGCGTGCAGCTTCACCTCCATCTTCTGCCCGGCGTTGTTGCCGGTGTCCCATGTCAGGAAGCCGCGCGTGAACCACCCGGCATCGAAGCTGTCGAGACCGGACGCGGTGAAGCGCGTGCTCGAGAGGGGCGTCACCACCGTGCCCGATCCCTTGAAGGCCGGATCATCCAGATCAACCGTGCAACGCGCATCGCCAAGATCGGCGTCGCACTGGCCCTGAAACACCCGCCCCTGCGTCTGGTTAAGCTCGTGCGCCAGCCCCCGGATTTCCGCCAGAAAGGCCCCGTCCTGCGTCGTGACCTCGCCGAGATTGCCCTTGCGCACCAGCACCCGTTCCGAGACATCGGCCCAGTTGACCCGCCAGACCTCCACCGCCGCGTTGTCGTAAAGCCCCTTGGCGAGATCGGCCTCGTTCAGGTGCCCCGATTGCAGCGCGCCCTCGGCCTCCATGTTGTCCACCGAAAGCCCGACCGATGAGGCCAGTTCGCTGGATGTGAAACCGCTGTCGGCATCAAAGTTTGTGCCGTCGAAAGTTAGATTGCGGTCGTGATCGGTAAAGCCGAGTTGCACGCCGTCGGTGCGGGTGAGACGCCAGCACCAGCACAAGGTGGTTGCGCCCGTGTCGAGGTGGCTTTGCAGCGCGGAGGGGAGGTTTTTCATATCAGGCCCATGCGAAATACCGATAGCTCTCTGCGGAGGTGTTGGCCTCGCCGGTGTCCACCGTGAAGCCGTCCGCATCGAGCGAGAAACTTCCGTGCCGATCGCCCGCGTGTATCCCGAAGATGGTCTGTGGCGATTGCTGGCCGGAAAGGAGGAATACGCCCTTGCCGTCGATCGCGCGGATCAGCACGACGCTGGGCGCGAAACCGAGCCCGGTGATAGCGTTGCCATCCGCGCCGGAGCCGGTATAGGTGCCGGTCTTGTAACTGCCGGCCTGCTCATCGCCGCCGAAGATATACAGCCCGGCGGTCTCGTCCGTCTCGCTGGTATCGTTCCAGAAGCTACCGTTGTTGAGGTCCACTTCGGTAGCCGAAACGGCATCGAGCGCAAGGCTATCGGACTTCTTGGCTCCGCCGAGCGTGTCCGCGGCCTCCGCGCCGAGCGTCCACGGATCGACCCATTCCCCCGCCGCCGTGTCGGGCTGCTTGACGAAGACCCAGACCGGAACCGCCCCGGCTGAGTGCGTTACCGTCTGGATCGTGTCGGTCGTGTTCGGCTTCTCGATGACATCGAAATTGGCCGTCTCGCCGTTCTCGCCACGGCGCAGGCACAAGGCCATGTAGTCCTGGCCGCTCGCGTTCACGCGGTCATTGGCATCCAGCGAGAACCCGTCGGCGTCGAACGAGGTGATCGCCTGCGGCTCGCTGATTACGCTCCATGGCAACGTGAAATCGCCGAAATTGGACGTGCCCTGCGGCTGCCAGCCCTCGTCAAAACCGTGCGCGGTGTCCTGAATGATGCGATCGGCATCGGACGCCAGGCCATTCTCGCACATGATGACCATTTCCGGCTGGAACCCGACGCCAGTGACCGACTGCGTACTGCCGTTGCCGGTATAGGTGACAACCGTAGCGCGGAACGGGTCGCCGGTCGCGGCTTGACTTTCGACATCGCCGGCCAGGTCTGCCGCACCGCTCAGGGCGTTTGCGAGTTGATGATCCTGCTGCGCATCGGCGCTCAGGCTGGCGGCGGCGTCAATCGCGGCGCGCAGGTTGGTTCCGCCCGCAATATCAACGGCCAGCCCGGCAACCGCCTCAAGCGCCGCGCCGATCTCTTGCGCATTGGCCAGATCGGCGGCGAGCCCGGCGGTCATGGACACATCCGCGCCGAGCGGGCGCCGGATTTCGCCCGTGCCCGCGGCAAAGACGAGGTCACGCCGGGGCGCGCCGTAGGTCACGCTCAGCCGGGCCATTCGGTCACCCCGTCGCGGACATGAACACTGCCGCGCGCCACGTTGAGGGCCAGCCCGCCGATCTCGATCAGCAGATCGAAGCGGTAGACACCCGGCGCGAGGCCGGCCATTGTGGTGCGGTCCACCTCAAGCTCGAACTCGCCGGCCGCCGCGTCGGTGACGGTCAGGCCGGACCCGAGCGCGAGCGACAAAGCCGCACCCCCAGTTCGATCCCGCAGGTCCATGCGGATCGCCGCGCCGCCGAGCTCGAGCGCCGCGCCGTCGGCGTCCACGGCCGCGAACTGCTCGCGCCAGTCGGCATTGGTCACGGCCTCCAGATTAAGGCTTGTCACGCCGCCTCCTAGCTCACGCTGACCGTGAGGTCACCCGCCGGAATCTTGACCGGGTTGCCCGCGGTGATCGACTGTGTGCCGCCGGTGAGCGCATCCGAGGCGAGCAGCGTGCCACCCGAGGCGCTGTCATAGATCGCGATATGCGAGACGCTCGCGCCGCTATCGGCATTGCCGAAGTCGATGTCGCCGGTGCTCGCGCTTTCGCCGCCCGTGGTCGCCCCCGCCGTCTCCATATCCGAGGTGATCGCCAGCCGCCCGGAAGGGCGGATATCGGTCGTGACCTCGCTCCCAGAGCCTTGCGGGTCGCCGTCGAACAGCGCGACATAGCGCGTGCCGGATGCGGGCGTGGGATCGGCCTTGCCGATCAGCCAATCGACGATTTCGTTGCGGATCGTAGCGGGAATATCAGCCATTTAGGTCTCCTCGTTAGAAGCGGAACACCGCCGCGATCCGGCGTTTCCACCAGCGCGACAGGTTGATTTCTGTGACGCCAACGCCCTCCTGAGCGTGGATCAGCCGCGTCGGCGCGCCGTCACGGATGGCCGTGACAATGCCGGCGTGCTTGGCGATCGCGCCTGTTTTCATCCGAAAGATCAGCACGTCGCCCGGCCGCAGCGCCTGTTTGCCGACCTCGCGCAGATGCCGGCGCGCGGCCAGGATCAAGGTTTCCTCGCCGCGCATCTCACCCCAGTCGCGTGAATACGGCGGCGGGCTCTCCGGCACCTGGCCGAGGACCTCGGCATAGACCCCACGGATCAACCCGAGGCAGTCGCAGCCCGCGCCCTTCACCGCCGCCTGGTGGTGATACGGCGTGCCGAGCCAGCCGCGCGCTGCATCCACGACGCTTGGCCCAAGCGGGTCGGAGGTCACAGCCGCACCTCGACAACCGGAATGCCGGGGATATCCCCGTGCGAAAAATGCTCCAGGCTGACAGCCAGTCTGTCGGTGTCGAAGCGCGCGGGGACGTCGAAAGCGAAGCCAGCCGTGACACTGGTGCTCGCAGCCGGGACGCTTCCGGCCATGAACGTCACGAGCCCCGTGGTATAATCCACCGTGAAATCGGCGCCCTCGTTCTGTAAGACGCCGTCGACCGCGACCTGGACCGTTCCGGTAACGGGTTTCGTAATCGTGCGTGTCCATGGCGCGAAGCTGCCGCCGTAGACCTTGATCAGCTGAAACGATTCCGCGGACCCGTTGCCGATTCCGATCACCTGGTCATCAAGCGCCGGCGCCCTGCCGGGCGGGCCGGAACGAAAATCGCTCCAGTCCTTCCAGCGGAACGCGTGCAGCCGCCCGCGCCGCTCCTCGAAGAACGCGATCACCGCATGGAGGTCGTCCACCCCGCGCACGCCATAGCCCGCATCATAGCGCCGCCGGCTGTCGGCCCAGCGCTGGTTGCGCTCCTCGTGGCCCGAGCCCAGCGTGACGATCTCCGTGCGCCGCTCCGGCCCGCCGGACGCGCCGCGCGAGATGGCGGTGGGAAAGCGAATGTCGTGAAACGCCATCTAAAGATTCCTTTGACCCCGGCCGACCGCCCGCGCGATCTGCGCCGTGATCTGGCCCTGGTTCTGCCGGAAGGCGTCGATGTCCGGGGTGGAGATGTTGATCGTGATGCTCGCACCGCTGGAGGCGCCTTCCGCCCGCACGCCCAGCCGGCCGTCGGGACCGCGCGAAAGCGGCAGAATCGCCTCCGGGCCTGCCTCGCCGGCCACTCCGGTGCGCCCCCCGCGCAAGGGAAACGCCACCGGGGCGCTCACGACGCCGCCATCGGCAAACGGCACGGGCATGGCTTGGTGAACGACACCACCCGCAGCGAAGGGAACTGTTCCGCCGGCGAGCCCGCCAAAGGCCGAGGCAATGGCGCTTTCAACCGGCGCGAAGGCCGATTGAAACGCCATGCGCGACAGGTCGAGTGCCAGGTTCTGTAGCACATCACGCAGCCCCGCGCCGTCCAGCGCGACCCGCTCGAAAGACCGGCCCAGCCGTCCGGCGAAGCGCTCGCCGAGCGTCTCCAGTTCCTTGAGCTGCGCGCGCGCCTCGTCGGTGCGCGCCGATACCTCGATTGCGAGATCGGCAACCGTCTCAGCCATGTGCCCCTCCATCTGGAAAGCGGGCGATCAGCGCGTCCAGGCTGCCGCGGCTCATCGGTGCCGCGGGCATGCCGCCATTCAAGCCGGCGATGGCGCGCGCCAGTTCCACGGGCGTCATCGCCCAGAAGTCGCGCGGGGGCAGCCGCAGAATGCCCAGCCCAATCGTCATCGCCTCGGCCCACGGGAAGGGGCGCGCGCGCGGATCAGCTGACATCAGGATCGGGACCGCTTGTCAAATCGGATGCCGCGCCGAACGTAGCGTTCAACAGCCGCGCGACGATGCCGACAAAGCCCGGCGCGCCGCCCGAGGCGGGAAGTTTCGCGACATCCTCATCACTCATTTGATGCCCGGCGCCGCGCAGGCCCGCGCCGATGATCTTCAACGCATCGCTCGCGCTGATGCGCCCGCTCTGAAAGCGTTCCGCGAGCGCCATCATGTCGGTCTCGCCAAAGGCGTGCTCCAGTTCCGCGAGCGCACCGAGCGTCAGGCACAGCGTGTAGGGCAGACCCCCGAGTACGGCTTCGATCTCGCCGCGGTGTGGATTGACCATGACTTACGCTCCCGTGAAACTGAGTTGTCCCGCCGATTCCAGCGACAGCTCGAAGGTCATCTCGCCGTCATGTTGGCCGGCGTATTCAAGCGTCGTCACCTGAAACGGGCCCTCGACGGTCCCGAAGTCCGGCACGATCACCTGCCAGTCGCGCTGCACGCCGTCGAAGAAATAGTCCCGCACGGTTTCGTCCGACTGCGCGTCCTTGAACACGCCGTTGCCGGAGATGCGCGCAGTCTTGATGCCCGCCCCGGCGAGCAGTTCGCGCCACGCGCCGGCGGATTCGGTATTGGTGATGTCAACGGTCGCGGCGTTGAAGGCGAGCGTGCGCGCGCGTAATCCGGCAACCGTCTGAAAATTGCCTGCGCCGTCGCTGTCGACCTTCAAAAGCAAATCCTTGCCCTTCTGGGCGCTCATGGATCTCTCCTTATTGCTGGATCAAGCGGGTTCGGTCACGGCGCGGAAGCGCGCCACGCCGTGATAAGTCTCCCCATCCTCGTCGCGGCGCACCTCGAAGGATTGGCAGCGCAGGTTGACGAGCCGCGCGCCGTTCAAGCTGAGCGATGCGTCGTGGAGAACCTTCCGGACTGCGTCGATCACCTCGTAGGCTTGGCGTTTGCCCGCGTAGCGCGACCAGACATGCACATCGAGGCGGTGTTCCAGCCCCGGCTCAGTACCAGTGCTCCAGTCGCTTACCGATGCGGTGCCGAGCGTGATGAACGGGAACGGCGTATCCTGCGGGACATCGTCAAAGATGCGCGCGCCGCCGAGAAGCGCGGCAACAGCGGTGTCGTTCGCGAGCGTGGCATACACCTCGCGCTGCAAGGCCCAACTGCTCATGGCTGTCTCCGGATATGACTAGCGGCGCGAGACGGCGCGGCGGAGGGTTTGGGCAACGCCGCTCACAATGCGCCCCCGCGCCCGGCTGAGCGCCGGGCGCAGCCAGGGCCGCTGCGCACGCGCCAGCGCGCCGAATTCGCGGAACCATGCCAGCGGCGCCCGCGTCGCAACGCGGTAACTGAGCGGATGCCGTGCACGCGTCACCTCAAGCGAGTCCGCGATCACCTGAGCGCCAGCGCCGTCGTCACGCTCAAGACCGTCCCGCGCCTCCTCCGCCAGCTCGTTAGCGCCCGTCCTTACCGCGCGTTCGAGCGCATCAGTACGCTCCAGCGAACGTGACAGCCGGCGCAGCCCCCTGCCCCGCGTCCTCACGGAAAACCTCACAGGTCGCGCTCCTCGCACATGCACTTCAGAAAGCGGCGGCGGCCGTCCTCATCGAGTACCGCGCGGATGTCGAGCGCGCGATCGCCGAGGCGAAAGCGCATGTTCGGCGCAACGTCTTCGCGGTAGCGGATCGTCACATCGGCCTTGCGGGTGCCGGACAGCCGGTCAGCCTCGACCCCCTCCTTGCCGGATTGGGCGTCGATCATGGCCCAGACTTCGGCCACCGCCTCCCATGTCTCGACAGCGCCGCCGCCGTCATCCGCCGCGCGCGTCGGCCGCTCCAGGACGACACGGCGGCGCAAGCCCCCGATCCGGGCGCTCACAGCCGCACCTGCCGGTAGGGTTTCAGCAGGTCGGCAACGCCGTAGGGCAGTTCGTCCGGCGTCTCGAAGACAACCGGTTCGCGCTGCTCGTACCAGTGCGCGGCGAGCAGGAGCACCGCCTGGCGGATCGGCTGTGGCACTTTCTCGGGCGTGTCCCCGTAGCCCGCCGTTACGGCGATCTCGATGCCATTCGCAGGTCGGCCCGGCGTCGGCCAGACCGCGCCCGTGTTGCGGATCAGTCGCGGGCGCAGCGAGGAGAGATCAACCACATACGTCTCCGGGGAGACGGTCTGGGCGACGTCCTCTGGGTCATACACCTTGACGCTATCAACGCTTTTCAGCGGCCCAAGCGGGATCGGCACGCGCCCATCCTCCGGCCAGCCATCAAGGACCAGGGTCCAACTCTGCGTCACCATCGCGATGTCCAGCGCCCCCTCGATATGCAGCCGGGCGGCGAGGATCAGGCTCGCGACGACCGGGTCTTCGACCGCACTGTCGATGCGCAGATACTGCTTGGCCTCGGACACGCTCACCGGTTCATGTTCCGGCGCGGCTGTCAGCACTAGCGGCATGGCTCACCCCGTTTCTGGAAAATTTAAGCTGGATATTACCCCAGCGCGCTATCAGGCGCGCTGAGCGGCCGACTGGCCGCCGGCCCGTTGGGCCGTAACCGGCGGACGGATGTCCGCCGGAAAGCGAAAAAGCCGCCGCGGCCAGCCCCCAAACCCGGCTTACGACGTGCCGAACTTCAGCAGCTTGATCGCGCCGAAGTCCTGCACGCCGCCGCCAACGCGCTTGGTGGTGTAAAACAGCACATAGGGCTTGGAGGAGAACGGGTCGCGCAGCACACGGATGCCGATACGGTCGACCACGAGATAGCCGCGCTGGAAGTCACCGAAGGCGATCGCGGTTTCGTCCGAGCCGATGCTCGGCATGTCCTCGGTCTCGACGATCGGGAAGCCAAGCAACATGGGCCGCGCCCCGGCCTCTGTCGCCGGCTGCCAGATGTAGTTGCCGTCGCCGTCCTTGATCTTGCGCGCTTCGGCCTGCGTCGAGCGGTTCATCACCCATGAGGCGTTGCCGCGATAGCCGGCGTTGAGCGTATAGATCAGGTCGAACAGCTCATGCTCGGGATCGCTGCTGGCGAAGCCGCCGTCCACGCCGGTCGCCACATAGCCGATATTGCCCCAGCTCCAAGAACCGTCAGCAACCTGCGTGTAGTCGAGAAAGCCCTTGGGCTTGTCGGTGCCGTTGCCGCTGACAAAGGCGGTGTTTTCTTGCGCGGCGAAGGCGATGCGCACCTCGTCCGCGATCCACTGCTCGATGTCCACGGCGGAGTCATCGAGGAGCGTCTGAGTCGCCGCGGGCATGGCGTAAAGTTCCATGGTCGGGAAGTCGAGTTCTTCCAGAACCGGCGTTCCGGTCTCCGAACGCGCGCCGCTCTCCGCGACCCAGCCGGCCGCCGCGCCTGACTTGGCGAACGGCTTCTTGTAGGTCGTGCTGGACACCTGCCGGTTGCCGGCAATCGCGCGGATCGGCGAGATTTCGGTGAGCGCGCGCATGATCGTGCTCTCGACCTCGGTCGGCACCGTGTAGCCGCCATCCGCGCCCGTCCCGGCGGACAGCGCCTTCTGCTCCAGCGCGCGCAGGCTCGCCATGTCGCCGGAGCGGACATAACTGTCGAAGGCGGCCTTGTGCTCGCTCGCCGCCGCATGGTTCAGCGCTGCAGAGGTTTCGCGCGGCGGGCGGGCCGCCTTCAGCGCCAGCTGATCGACCGTGCGCTTGTGCTCATCGATCGCGCGGTTGATGCGCTCCAGCTTGTCGGTCGTCACGACATCAGCGGCCATGCGCTGCTCGATCTGCTCAAGCCGCTCGTCGTTGCTCTGCTTGAACGCCTCGAAGGCGCGCATGAATTCGTCGAAGGCCTGCGCCATCTCGACGGCGGACACCTGCGGCTCCGCCTTGGTTTCATAGTCTGAGGTGTAGGTTTCGCTCATGCTCTCCTCGTTTTGGTGAAGGTGAAGGCATTGGGATTGCGCCGGGGCCGCTCACGCAAAGCCCGCGAGGCCGCGGTGAGCCGGGCCGTGATGTCTGCGGGCGCGCGAGCACGCTTGATTCGGCTGACTTTCGCGCCCGGCAGCATCGGAAAGGTCACGACCGAGATTTCCCACAGGTCGATCTCGTGGACCCGCCGGGTGCGCAGGCGCGGATCCCGGTCGGCGCGCACGGTGCGAAAGCCGATCGACAGCCCGTCAAGCGCGCCGGCGCGCAGCAGGGCCGCGATCTCGCGTGCCCGTTCCACCCCGCCGATCAGCCGCCCGCGCACATAAAGTCCGCGCTTGTCCTCGCGGATCTCGTCCCAGACACCGATCGGTTGGGCCGGGTCGTGCTGGAACAGAAAGCGAATGTCGCGCGGGCCACGCCGTTTCAGGCTCGCGGCGAACGCGCCGGGCATGACGATATCACCGCCATGGTCCGGCACGCCGAACAGGCTGGCGTAGCCCTCCACGCGTCCGTCGCTCTCGCTGACTTGCACAGGCGTGGGCCTCCGGCGGGCCGTCACGGCTCCCGGCGCAGCAGGCAAATTTTTCATGGGTTCAGCTCGCGCTTGCCAGCTCGTCGCCACCTTCGACCGGGCCGTAGCCGATCGCGGCGCGCTTTTCGTTGACTGTCAGGAAGGAGGCGTCCTCAACGCGGTCCCACAGCGCCGCGCGCTCGGTGGACAGCGCCTCGATCCGGTCGAGCGCGGGTTTCAGCGCAAGCTCCTCGCCATAAGCCGGGCCGAGCCAACCGCCCAGCGCCTGCAGCGTGCGGTTCACCAACGGCAACACCGTCTGGCGCCAGAAGCTGCGGTTCGCCTCATGGAAATTCGAATAAGTGTTGTCGCCGGGAATGCCGAGCAGCATTGGCGGCACGCCCAGCGCCAGCGCGATCTCGCGCGCGGCGAGGTTCTTCGCGCTGATGAAATCCATGTCGCGCGGGCTCATCGACATCGTCTTCCAGTCCAGTCCGCCTTCCAGCAGCATCGGCCGCCCGGCGTTGCGCGCGCCCGCATAGGTCGCCTCAAGCTCGGTCTTGAGCCGCTCGTACTGCTCCTCGGTCAGGTGCCCGTCACCAGCGGAATAGACCAGTGCGCCGGAGGGCTGTGCGGCATTGTCGAGAAGCGCCTTGTTCCAGCCGGAGGCGGCGTTGTGGATGTCGATGGCCATCGCGGCGGCCTCCAGCGGGCTCATGCCGTAATGGTCGTTGACCGGGTGATACTGGCGCATGTGCAGGATCGGGCGGATACCATCCCCCTCCTGATCGAAGCGAAGCGTCTGTCCGTCGGCCTGATATTCATAGGCACAGGGCCAGCCATCCGCGCCGGGGACAATGCGCATCCGGTCAGAGCGCAACACATGCAACTCGCGCGGCTGTCCGTCGAGCGACACCGCCTCCATGTAGGCGTTTCCCGAGATCAGCAGCGAGCCGTACCAGGCCTCGAACAGGTCAGGCGCGCATTCGCCCGCGTTGGGCCGCGCCAGCAAATCGAGAAGCGGATGAGTCTCAAGTTCGTCCGCGCCGTCGAAAAGGCGCAGCGGCACCGACGCGGCGGCCTCGGCGATCATGCGCACCGAACGATAGACGACCGGGTTCTTCGTGAAGCCCTCGCGGGCCATCGCGCCGTTATTGCGCGGCGACCAGACCGGCTGTGCATGCCCCTGAAACGCCAGGAACGGCCCCGTCAGGCTGCCCCGGCGCTCAAGCGGCTGCGCGCCGAGCCAGCGCTGCAGCGCCTCGGTGAAACGGCTCATTTCGCCTCCTGTGATTAGAAACTGCGCAGGCGCGGCGGCTTCGCCGTCCCGAGCATCAGATCGCTCAAGGCCCAGACCAGCGCGTCGACGCGGTCCGGGCTGCCGGCCTCCAGCCCGTCGGGGCCGAAGGCGCACATCTCGTCTTCGAGCGCCGGAAAGCTGCCCGCATGGGACACCAGCCCGCGGTCATAAAGCGCGGCGACCGGCTCGGCACGCGCGTACTTGCCCCGGCCCGCGCGCACCTTGCGGATCGCCGCGTGCGGTGCGACCTGCGCCAGAACGTCGGCGACCAGTTCGCCGCCTTGATTGACCTCCGCGACGATGCAATCGGCCTCCAGACTGTCGTAAAGCCGCGCGGCAGCGCCTGCCCAGACCGTGGGCCGCACGCCCTGTACGCTCGCATCGGCGAGCACATAGGCGCGGCCATCCGCCCCGCTCCCCGCCGCGATGATCCCGCAGGCATCGGCGCGTTCACCGCTCGTCACCGGCGGATCGACCGCCACCACGATGCGCGAAAGAGGGGGCGGCGATTGAACCCGCGCCCCCTCGATCGCGTCCCGCTGCCACAGGCTGTCCGCGCGATCCTCGATGATCTCGCCATCGAGCTCCTGACGGCCAAGCCGCGTGCCCTGATAGCGTCCGACGATCGCGTCCAGGAAAGCTGGCGCGAGATTTGCGGTATTCGCCGATGTCGCCGCGCGCGTTAACGCCGTTTTCGGATCAGCGATCAGGCGCTTGATGAGCGGGATCGGGCGCGGCGTTGTCGTCACGACCTGGCGTGGGCGCTCGCCGAGGCGCAGGCCGAATTGCAGCATGTCCCAGGCGCGGTCCGCGCGCGGCCATTTCGCCAGCTCGTCGCACCAGGCGGCGTCGAATTGCGGGCCGCGCAGGCTGTCCGGGTCGCTTGCCGAGAACAGCCGGGCGCGCGCGCCGTTCGGCCATTCCAGTTCATGCTTCGCGGCCAGATATTTCGGCCGTTCTTCCGGTGCGTGGACGCTCAGAAGCCCCGAATCACCTTCGAGCATCACGGCGCGGGCATCGTCCAGCGTGTCGGCCACCAGCGCGATCCGCCCGGCCGGCCGTGATGCAAACGGCGCACGCCCGAGCGCCACGCCACGCACCCATTCCGCCCCGGCGCGCGTTTGGCCGCTGCCGCGCCCGCCGAGAAGCAGCCATGTCGTCCAGACCCCGCCGCCTTGCCCCGCCTCGGGCGGAAGCTGATCGTCCCGCGCCCAGATCTGCCAGTCATGCAACAGAAACCGTGCTTCGCGCGTGCTAAGGCCAGCAAGAAAGGTGTCAAGCGCCGTGCTCGCCAC